GGCTAAGGCTTATCCCGGCGTAACTAGGTTACCTAGCGGCGGCATTGAGTATCGCGGCACTAAGTTTGCTGGGTTTAATAAGCCAAAGCGGTCTAATCGTTCCGGCAAGAAAGGAATGGTTCTTGCTAAAGACGGCGATAAGGTCAAGCTTATTCATTACGGTGACTCGTCAATGGGGCACAACTATTCCCCTGAAGCTCGAAAAAGTTTTAAGGCTCGTCATGGCAAAAACATTAAGAAGGGCAAGATGTCTGCTGCGTACTGGGCTAATAAAGAGCTTTGGGGTGGCCCCGGAAAATCAAAGAAGTCTCCTCCTAAATCACAGAAATCTGTGAAGGGCGTTAAGAGGCGGTCATGAGAGGGCACTTGGTAACTGTTTTAACATCTTGCTGTTTAGCCATTGGTGGCTGGGCTATTTTGCTTTTGGTTGATATGGACAAGAAAGTAGCAGTGCTAGAAACTTCGGTTGCGGAAACAAACAAAAAGGTTGGAAAGAATTACGACCTTATAAAAATTGTTTTAACTGAGGTTCGTCCTATAAGCGAAGCTTCTCACATTCCGACAAAAGGAAACTAAGGTGAAATATAAAGATCAGGGCAAGAAGATGAAAATGGCTGGCGGTGGCGTAGCCGAAGACATGAAGCCGGTCAAGAAAGCCCTCGGTGGTCTTATTAGCCGTGAAGCTATAGTCAGGCATATTGATCCTCTTAATATCTCAGGCATCGGAGAGGGGAAAAGATTTGATATCGGAAATGCCCTGAAGAGTTTTGATGTTCTTGATCTCTCTCAAGACTTAGCAACGAAAAAAAGAAAGAAGCAGTCGGAAAAGGAAAACATCTCATGAAAACACAAGATCAGGGCAAGAAGATGAAAATGGCTGGCGGCGGTGTTGCTGAAGACATGAAGCCTGTGGAAAAAGATATGGGCGGGTTACTGAAAACATTCTCTCCAGCAGCAATGCTTTATGACAAGCTTGGGAAGGAAAACCGAGGGTTTATGTTTGGTCTTCTGCCCGGAATGGTAATGAAAGACAAGTATCGGAAGAAGAAGGCCGAAGAGGAAAACCTCTCATGAAAACAAAAGACCAGAGTGTGAAGATGAAGATGAGGAGTGGCGGTGTTGCCGAGGACGTTCTGGGCGGTCAGGCTGGTTTTGAAAAACGCCTACAGCAAATCGGTCAGTTTGCTAAAGGAATTGGTACTGAGGAAGACAGAGGTATTCTTGAGGGCATTCTTTCGTCAAGACAGGCTCAGGGTTTTTTGAGTAACATTGGTAACGTGTCTGTCCCTAAAGGTATGCAGGTCCGAAAGGCTCGCTCTATTCGAGGGGCCAGACCAATAAGGGAAGAGTGATGGCGGTTAGCGGAACATCTACATTTAATCTCGACATAGCGGAGCTTTGTGAGGAAGCTTACGAACGGGCTGGTCTTGAGATGCGTAGTGGATATGATCTTGCTACTGCGAGGCGCAGCCTAAACTTGATGGGCTTGGAGTGGGCTAACCGTGGAATAAATCTGTGGCTTGTCGAGGAAGGCGGCGTCACCCTCGTTGCAGGTACAGCCACTTATACGTTGCCATCCGATACCATTGATCTTTTAGAGCATACTCTGAGAACGGATAGCGGCGAAACAAACCAGACAGATACTGCGTTATACAGGATGTCTGTCAGCACTTACTCCCAGATAACCAATAAGTTAACTCAGGGTAAGCCGACACAAATATATATTGACCGTTTGCGGGATGCCCCCACTGTTACCCTTTGGCCTATCCCAAGCAGCACTTACAACGGTGACTTTGTTCGCTACTTTAGGCTGCGTCGAGTTGAGGACACGGGCGGAAAGTCCAGTAATACCGCAGACATTCCAGCGCGTTTTCTTCCCTGCATGGTTGCTGGTCTCGCATATCATATAGCCATGAAGCGCCCAGAAGCTGCACCTAGAATACAAATGCTTAAGTCTGTTTATGATGAGCAGTTTGAGCTTGCGGCGCAAGAAGACAGGGAAAAAGCTTCTTGGTCGTTTACGCCTCAGATGGATTCGTATTCATTATGAGTGGGCCGTACGCAAAAGCTAAGTATGCATTTGGGTTCTGTGACCGCACTGGTTTTAGATATCCTTTGGAAAAGCTTGTGTACGAAGTACAGAACGGCGTTAGGACCGGGCTTCGCGTGGGATACGATGTGGTAGACCCAGACCAGCCTCAAAACTTTCTGGGGCGCGTTAAGATATTCGATCCTCAGTCATTGCGTGATCCGCGACCTGACAAGGGGCTTGAGGCGAGTAGGGAGTTTTTTGGCTGGAACCCTGTGGGGGATGGCGGAACAGCGCCTGACGGTACTGACAGCCTGTCTTTATTGGGTTCTGTCGGTGATGTAACAATAACTGTTGCTTAGGAGGAAACTATGAACTGGATTAAATCGCGCATTGTTGAGCCTACAACTTGGTTGGCTGTAGGCGTTGGTGCCATTCTTCTTTCGACTGTCGTGCCCGTTGCGGCGGCGTGGCTTATGATTGCGGCGGCTATAACGGTAGCCGCTGGGATTGTTCTGAAAGAAAAGGGCGGTCGATAAGTTACTGATAACTTGAGGAGGGTGCTATGCCAAAGATGAACGGAAAGAAACTACCTTACCCGGATGCGGAAAAGCGCATGGGTGGTGGTAAGATTATGTACAGGGGTGGCGGAAGTCTCTCTTATGGAAAGATGAAGATGGGCGGTGGCGGTGTTGCTGAAGACGTTGCTGCTGCTGGTATTGGTGGTGCCCTTGGCGGTGCTGCCGGTGCTGCTGCTGGTGCAAAAATCAAGGAAGGCTCTACTCGTGGACCCAATCCTTCAGAACTAGATGGCCGCGAAAAAGAGGAGCAGGAAGAATATCTTCGGCGCTTAAAAGAGGCTAATAAGGCTGCTACCACTGGTGCTGCCGGTGCTGCTGCTGGCGGTGCTGCTGCTGCTGTTAAGCCTAAAGAAAAAAAGGGTATGGGTGGTTCCATTGCTCGTGGCAGTGGTGCGGCTCGCGCTCAACAGTTTCGTAGGAATGGCTAATAAGTTATGGCTTGGACATTCACCACACTTAAAACGGCGATACAGGATTATGTAGATAATACTGAAACGACGTTTGTGAACAATCTGGACGAGATGATACGGATTGTTGAAACGCGCATATTTTATGCCGTTCAGTTACCCATGTTTAGAAGGAACGTAACGGGTAGTCTCACGAGTGGTGGGCAATATCTTTCTCAACCCAATGACTTTATTGCCGCTTTAAGTCTTGCTGTTACTAGCGGTAACAACAGGACATACCTTCTTCCTAAAGATGTAAATTATATTAACGAGGCTTATCCTGACTCGACCGAAACAGGACTGCCTAAATACTACGGCATCTTTGATGATGACTTTTTTATTGTAGGGCCGACACCAGATTCCGGCTATTCGACAGAGCTTCATTACGCATATCAACCTGAAAGCATTACAGTTTCTTCTAGTGGCACAAGCTGGCTTGGAGACAATGCTGAAGATGCGTTGCTGTACGGATGTCTTGTTGAAGCTTACACCTTTATGAAGGGTGAGCCTGATCTTATTACCAACTACACCGAAAGATTTGCCGCCGCTCTTCAGAGGCTTGGTAACTTGGGTGAGGCTAGGAACAGGCGCGATCAGTACCGTAACGGTGCCTTACAGGTACAGGAGACCTGATGTTATCTATTAAAACAACTATGCCCGATGACTTTAAGGTGACTGTTGGCACTACCAATAACCGTGGCCATACGCCTTCTGAAGTAGCCGAGATGTGCGTAAACAAGCTTATGTATGTTTCCGAAAGCGCCCCACCTGCGATCCGTGATCAAGCTATGTTCTTTAAAGACGATCTTTTTGTTTTAATAGAGCATTACATGAAACAAGCGGTGGCAAGTGACAGAACTAATGTTATCAATGCGTTAACAAATGCTGGCTCCCCCCAGTTAGCCGAAATGATAAGGAGACTTTAAATGTCGATTACGCAAGCAATGTGTACGTCTTTCAAAGTAGAGCTTTTGAAGGGTGTTCACAATTTAACTGCCTCAACAGGCAATACAATTAACATGGCGCTGTATCAAAGCACTGCTTCTCTTGACGCGACAACGACAGCTTATACGAGTAGCGGAGAAGCAAGTGGTACAGGATACACTGCCAAGGGTGCTGCGCTTACAAGCGTTACACCAGTCGCAAGCGGGACTACGGCGGTATGTGACTTTGCGGACCTGACGTTTTCGTCTGTAAGCATTACTGCTCGTGGCGGCATGATCTTTAACGAGACAGCAACGGGTGATCCCTCTCTTGTAATCCTTGATTTTGGCGCAGACAAAACTGCGACTGCTGGGGACATGACGATTACGTTCCCAACAGCAAGCGCAACGGCTGCAATTATACGGATTGCTTAAGGCGTAAACGATGGCAAACGTCACAGGTTGGGGTAGAGGAGCGTGGAGTAGCGGCCCTTACGGGCAACCTACACCTGTGGAAGTCACTGGGGTTGCTGGCACGAGTGCTGTTGGTAGCGTTACAGCGGCTGGCGGTTCTGCATTTTCAGTAACAGGAATTGCTGCTACTGGAAGTGTAGGCAGCGTAAGTGTTAGCATTGA